TTAATATATGTCTTGATAAGTTTTTAATTACTTTATTATCTAGTTTTATTTGCTCGTTTCCTACGTCACCTAATATATTTCGCATCATATCCAAGCAAAAACTATATTGTGGGTGATCACCGTCAAAACACTCAGGATGATTTTCTTTCCATAAAGGTAATGTACTATAATTTTGTTTGGCAACAATAGAGATCATATCATGTAATTTTGAATTTTCTGGTGTATCCTTTTCCCATTGATCATTATCTTTTATATACATAGTTTCTCTTTTTAGATCAGTACAATGTAACGGTCTTTTTGTAATATCTAAATCTTTAATACGAGATAAAATCATATTTGTCATCCCTTCCACATAACCTATTTTCCCAATGTTTTCAATGTCTTTAAAATCAATTTGTATATTTTCTATAAATTCAGACATGTTCATTGCATCCTTGCATGTTGTATTTAAAAAGAAATTCAAATTAAATTTTTGATTATTATTTGTAGTATTATGTATTGTTTTTCCTTCACTAACAGCATTTATCAACTTTTTTTGCAGTTCTTGATTCTCTTTCTGTTGTTCAATTAATAGATCTTTAAAATCATGATTTTGCTTAATTAACTCCAACATCATTCCTACATTATCAATATCACTATCTATTACAAGTTCATTTTCTTCAAGGCTGTTTTTTTGCTGGAAAATGCTTTTTTTATCACATTTTAATTTATGACGAAAAAGGTTTTGTCTGCAACTATATATTTTTCCACATTCGCACGATAATGCTAAGGCTTCTTTTTGTAGTCCTGTTGTAGTCCTTTTATGTTTTGCAGTCAAAATGTGTGCATTATAATTACTTTTTTTGCTCGTAATAAAGTTGCATTTTTCACATATATAATTTGTGGCTGTTTTTTTGCTGTTTTTTGTAGTCATTGTAGTCCTATTATAGGACTACAAAAAAAAGCCCTAAATTCTTTATCATAAAATATATTTTTTTTTCATGCAGTCATGTATTTTATTAAAAATACCCATTTTAAAGCATAATGCTCTAAAACCATTTTTTGCATTTTTTTCACCCAAAAGTCAAAAAAAAAATTGAAAAATGGACAAAAATTTTTGTCCATTTTTGAAAATTTTTTCTACGAATTAAAAAAATAATTACAGTTTTTTTTTATAACGTATAAAAATTCTTTTACAGGTTTATATTCTTTTTCTCGCTTGTAATTGCTAATACCTTTTAAACGATTATATGTTTTATGCGTTATAGGTATCTTTTCAACATTAGATGCAAATTTCTTTAAAAGTTCATCTAACTCTGGTATGGGAATAATACCTCCGTCATTATAAGATAAAATTATATAGTTGGAGTTAGTGTATTGTATTAAATCTTCTAGTGCTGTTTTTGCATGTTTTTTACTGTTGTAGTCAGATGTAAACCAATTTAATGGTTGTCCTCTATTAGAATCTGGTATTTCTATTGTTTTGTCCCAATCATTAATTATATCAAGTAAAAAATAATATATTGAATATGGATGTTTATTATAGGGTGGGTCGTAATAAACAACATCAAATTTCTTTTTTGATGATACAGATTTAATCCATTCATTGGTATCCATTTGAGAGATATGAATTTTTGTGTCATTATTATGAAATATGGGTTCCATTAATTTAATTGATTTTGTAATTCGCTTTGTGTCAACTTTATTTTTTCCACCATATGCACCTACTTCTCCATCTTTGTAATAAGCAGAAAATTGTCCATTTGTATTATTGTGAATAGAAGACTGCACCAATAAAGGAGCCAATAAGAACGATTGATATTTTTTTGGTAATGAATTAATGTAGTCTCTTAATATATCTATGTTTTTTCCATTTTCATGAGTAAAATATGCACGTTCCCCTTTTTGTATTTTTTCATTGGAAGGAGCCCAATGTTTTGAAATCCAAGGATTAGTTATTTTTTTTTCTTTTAATAAAAGTTCATTTGCGTGTTCAATGTATTCATTAATTTTTTTTAAACATTGATTAGATGGACTTGATAAATAGCATTCATTTAAGGTTTTACTATAACCAGCAATATCATTTACATATAGTTGTTCTGCTTTTGTTTTTAATAATCTACTAACTATTCCAGAGCCAGAAAATCCATCCCCAATAACTAAGGCGTTTTTTCCTAATTCAACCTGAATCTTATCAACTTCTTTTTCAATTTGAGATAATAATTTGCGTTTATTACCCATATAAGTTATAATTTGTGTAGTAAAATATTCGTTATTCATGTAATTTAGTTGTATATATTTATTCAGTAAAAAAAACTTATTAACATAATAATATATTTTAGATTTTTAAAAATCTGAATTAACTTTATTATATGCTTGCATTAATAAAGTTTGTTTTCATAATGAGAAAAAGATACAAAAAAATATCTTTTGCGTGTAAATATTCTTAAATACATATTTATCAAATATATAAATAAATGGCATCTATTAAAATTTATGCTATAGTTTTAAAACATAAAACTGAATTATTGAATGAAATGACTGATAAATTAAAAAATACAAATATTGAATACGAAATATTTGATGCAGTGTATGGAAAGGATTTAGACGATGAATATTACGAAAAAAATAATATTGTTATAGATCCTCATTTTCGTAATCCATACACGAATACTTCTTTGACTACAGGAGAAATAGGTTGTGCATTAAGTCATTACTACTGTTGGAAAAAGGCTTATGAAGAAAATATAGATTTTCCAATATTTGTGGAATCAGATGCAATATTTGAAGATGATTTTGAAATCATGATTAAAAAGTTTATAGAACAAAACCATTCATTTGATTTATTATATTTAGGACGAAAGACATTTATTGATGATTATAATGATATTGCACAAATTGACGATAAATATAAAATTGTTAATCCTGTATTTTCTTATTGGTGTATTGGTTACATGTTTAGCAGAGAAGGTGTTAGAAAAATAGTTAATTCAAAATTTTTAAATAATTTAATTTCAGTGGATGATTTTTTACCAGTTATGTACTTAAATATGCAAAATGAATATTATAAACGTAGCAATTACTCTGAAGAAACTATACATGCGATTGCAATAGAGCCAAAATTAATAAAGCCTAAACCAAATACATTTTTGGTATCTGAAACAGAAGGACAACCATTTTATAGGTATAAATATGAAAATAATTTCTATGAGAATACGATACAAGCAGTTACAGTTGGAACTGATCCAGTAGACGGATATAAAAGATTTGTAGATAGTACTATAACTTATGGATTTCCATATGTTTGCCTAGGTTTCGGTAAACCATGGTGTGGTAATGATATGGCAAAAGGTGCTGGTGGTGGACATAAAGTAGTATTACTTAAAGAATATTTAGAACAATTTGATGATGATGATAAACGATACATTATATTCAGTGATTGTTATGATGCAGTATTATCAAGTCCACCAAATTTAATTGTTTCTAAGTTTAGACAACTTCAACAATCTTTTGATGCTGACATTATTTTCTCTGCTGAAGCAAAAATATGGCCAGATTACAGTTTAGCCTCAGAATTTCCTGATGTGGGAACACCATACAAATTTTTAAATTCAGGAGGTTTTATGGGAAGTATAAAAAATATTAAAAAATTAATTAAAACACCTATAGAATCGTATGATGATGATCAATTATATTATCAATATGAATATTTAAAATCAGTAAGAAAAGAAACAAGTTTAAAAATAAAATTGGATGCAAAGGCTGAAATATTCCAAACATTGAGTTCTCACTTTGAACAAATAACTATAGATAACGGTATATCTAAGGTTAAAAATAATTTAACAAATACGACTCCTATGGTAATTCATGGAAACGGAGGACCAAGATCTAAAACATTTATAGATAATTTATGTAATTATATTAATATTAAATACAGACATATTTATGGATATAAGGATAATCATAGCAATCTAACAAAGTTAGACATTAATGAATTGGATTATCCAAGTATTTATATTACGTTAATTGTTGATAAAAAAGAATTATTTTTACAATTTGCTGAATTGTTTCAACAAAATTATCCAAAAAATCGTATTGTTTATCATGTTCTCAATGTAACAAATGAAAATATTGACCAAGAAATAAATACTATTCAAAATGAGAAAAACACATTCATATATTCAACGAACTTAAATAACGATTGCAATGAATTGAGAACATTTTATTGTTTGTTATTAGAGAAAATACAGAATTTATATGATTATATTTACATAGGACATGTTCGCCAAGTTATTAACGATACACATTGGTTTAAAAAAGCAATTTGCAGTAATTTGGATGTTGTTGCTCCAATGTTAATTGGTCAAAATAATAAATATTTTTCAAATTTTTGGGGAGAAGTTGATGAACATACTGGTTATTATAAGCGTTCATGGGATTATATGGATTTAATTAATCATACACATAAGGGTTATTGGAACGTACCCTATGTTTCTGGTAGTATGTTAATTCATAAAAATAAATGGAATCAAATAATACGGGCACTAAGAAATGAATATATTTTAGAAAGAGAGATAACGAATTTTGATATGTTCTTTTGCAGATGTCTTCAATTAAGAGGAATATTTATGTATATATCAAATTATGACTATTATGGATATATTTATGATTAATTTAAAAAATATGTTATTATAATATCATAATCTATGTCTAATATTAAAGAAATTATATTGCCTAGTTTAGAAAAGAATAATAATAGAGTTACAAATAAAAGAAAAATAGTCAATACTAAGATATGGGAAAATAGTATTGAAAATATAAATGAAATAAATCCAATTGAATTAATTGTACAACTTAAAAATGAAGGAAAAGTGAATGATACGCAAAAATTAATACATAAAAATATAATAACAAAAATACAAGGATATAAAAATCAGGACAAGAAAAAAAAAATATACAATGAAGAGCAAATAGTAGACATTCACTATGTAATTGACTTATTATATGAATCAAAATTATTATGTAATTATTGTAAAACTCAAACAAATCTATTATATGAAAATATAAAAGATCCAAATCAATGGACTCTTGATAGATTAGATAATGATATAGGTCATAATAAAGGAAACATTGTTATATCGTGTTTAGCATGCAATTTAAAACGTAAAACTATGCATTTTAAAAGATTCGAATTTACTAAGCAATTACAAATTATAAAAAATGAAGACAACCAAAGTATTTAAAATAATATTAATTGAACATATTAATATGATTAAAAATATACATTCTGAAATAGAAAAAAAATTAAATAGATTTTTAGAATCAAAAAAAGTTCCAAATCTACTTTTTCATGGTTCTTCTGGATCTGGAAAAAAAACAATAGTTAATAATTATATTAATAAGATTTATTCAGATGATAAAACAAGAATTAAAAAAAATGTAATGAATGTTAATTGTAGCCATGGAAAAGGTATTAAATTTATAAGAGAAGAATTAAAATTCTTTGCAAAAGCAAATATACAATCAAATGAAGGTGCTAATTTTAAAACGATAGTTTTATTAAATGCGGACCAGTTAACTATAGATGCTCAATCTGCTTTAAGAAGATGTATAGAGTTATTTAGTCACAATACGCGTTTTTTTATTATTGTAGAAAATAAAGATAAATTATTAAATCCTATACTTTCCAGATTTTGTGAAATATATATTCCAGAGTATTATGAAAATGAAAAAATGATAAATTTACATATTGAGAATAATAAAATGGATATTTTTGATCAGCAAAAAAAGGAAAAATTAAATTGGATACGAAAAAAATTAGAACCTTTAACTGAAGAAATCAATAATCATCATTATTATTTAAAATTATCAAATGAAATGTATGAGGAAGGATTATCTTGCTTAGATTTAATTTTTTATATCCGTGAAAACAGTAACTTTACTGAATTAGAAAAGAGTAAGATAATTATTTACTTTGAAAAAATAAAATCGCAATATAGAAATGAACCAATGTTAATGTTTACTTTATTTGATTTTATATATTTGAGAGAAGACAAAACTATATGTTTTTAAAAGAACAAAATACTTAAAGTAGTAGGCTATATTAACTATATAATGGACGATTTTGTAATATCAAACTTACATGAGTCAAGAAACGAGTGGTGTAGTCGCTTAGTAAGTATATTTACACCATTGGTTATAGATGGAATGCGGTCTATATTTAATGAATCATGGAAAATATGTGCAGATAATGATGAAATGAATAAATATTTGATGACATTTCAAAACTTGTTGTCTAGAGTTCCTAAATGGAATAATAATATTATAGAAGATGAAAGAAAGCGTATTATTGAGCGAAGTGGTTGTGATTATTTGGAAGATCTCATTACATGTGTTCATATAATTCAATTAAAAGTTCTTACTTGTATACGTGTTGGAAGTAAACAAAAGAAAATAGATATATCTATTCCCAATCTTGATACATTTATACATAAAGTATACATAAATACAGCCAGGAAGATTTACAGTAATGTTTATTTATTTGAAAAAAATTTGTCTCCTTTGCAGTTGCAGAAGAACAACCGAGAATTAGAAAATATTGTACAAGAATGTATTATGATGGCTATTAGAGAAAGCATTCCAACTGAAGCAATTATACGGGCTTATATGGACGAAAACGTAGAACATGAAGAACAAGTATTTATAGAAGATGTTGAAGAAAGTAAGGAAGAAGAAAAATTACCAGAAAAAGAACAAGAAGAAGAAGAAGATGAAAATACAAATAGTAAAGATAATGAAGAAACAATACCGGAGGTAGTTCCTTCAATTCAAAACATTGATGATAAAGAAGTAGTAACCAAACTAACTTTTAATGATGTAGATAGTGTATTAGAAGAAGATAATAATGTTAATGAAATTGAGGCTCCCAAATCCTTAGAAAGATTAGATGATATAAGTACATCAAGAATGTTAGAAAGAAAACTAGAAGAAGAACCTAGAGATGATATAGAAGAGAGTTATGATGACGATGATGAAAGAATTCAGATATCTACAGAACCAGTAGATTTAAGTGGTTTTGATATAATAGATGAAACGGCAAATAAGATATCACATGAAGATATTTTATTGAATGATGTTGAAGAACCACCTCCCATTTAGGGACATTCGTTGAAAATATAGATTAATATTCTTTTTTAAAGTATATTAATGGAAAAATTATTAGTCATTAGTGCATTCATTGCTCTCATATTTTTTATAATAAAAATGTTAGAAATGAAATATATTGATAAAGAGATGAAACCATTTAAAAATATAATTCGCGATTCTGTTTTTGTTTTTGTAGCAAGTTTAGGGTGTTTGTTTGTATTTTTAAATTTTAATGGATCTATAAATGATTTTATGAGTATTTTAACTGCAGATAAAGGTGGCAATTTAAAGGCTACTGAAATATTTACAGACGAACCTGGATTTTAAATTTTGTAAATATAATTATAAAACAATATATCATATTTATGATTTTTGAAATTATCTCAACAGTAATAGGAATTGTATGTTTTAAATACGCATTAACTTTAATAGAATTAGATCAAAAACAAATGGAAAAATATGAATTAAAGAAATAATAAAAATATTTTATCATTTATTTATATAATAAAAATGAATGATATAGTAGATTTGAATAGAGATTTACAAGATATTTCCGAAAATATTACCATGAAAATAAAAAAATCTCGTAAAAAATATGATAAACATGAAAACATTAATAATAAAAAGAAAACAAGGAAAAAATATCAAAAACAGAAAGGAGGAACACCTATGAAATTAGGTATAGTTTTAATAACAACTCATGGAAATTTAAATCCTGAAGAACCAGAAGAAATTTATACAAATAAAATGACTGTTAGAAAAATAAATGCTACAGCACCAGGTGTTTGTAATTATATTTCACCAGATTCTCTCATAGATATGGGAAATAGTATGAGTACTTTTGTAAATAGTATTAGAAAACAATGGGAAGAAGAAAATATTGCTAATCCAAATGTAAATGATATTGAATTAGAATTTAATAATTTATCGGATTTGCAGAAACAGCAAAAAATTCAAGATGTTAGCCGAACATTAAGAACCTTTATGCCTCGTATAGATGATGTTTTGAAAAATGCAAAAAAGGATACAAAACTAGTTGAAAAGGGAAAACCAAGAGCATCTGAATATGCTCCTGAAAATCCAGACCAAGATAAAGATTACCTCTATTATGAAGATCATATTGATAAATCATATAAACTTACAAAATGGAAAGAAAATCAAAAGTATTTAAATAAGGTTTATACAATTATACCAGATGAACGTAAGACGGAGGCTGGAAACCCATATGATAATACAATAGTAATATTAGGAAATAAAGAAGGTGTAAAGGAAATACCTGGTTTAATTAAAAAATATAAAACACGAAAGAGTTATGGCGATGATGAGGATTCACAAACTACATTAAAAGACTTATTGGATACTTTAACTAATGAAGGTTACACTGATACAATTATTATTGATTTATCATGTGCATTCGCAGATGAAAGAGGTCAACGTAGATTTGAAAGAGATAGTGATATTGTTTATAATGGTGGTGAAAAAACTCCAGAAAAAGGTGGAAAAAGATTAAATGAAACATTAGTGGAAATGCTAGAAAAAATGTCAAAATTAATGAATAAAAAGGGAGATATGATGAGGTCTCGTATATATGGTAAAGCAGCAGATACTGTATTATCTGTTAGAGAAGATATTACTGATATAGAACAAATAAAAGGAAAACCAAATATTGGTCCAACCATTTTATCAAAAATGAAAGAATACATTGAAACAGGTACTTTATCTGTATTAGAAAGAGAGAAAAGTAATCCTTTACTATGGCTTACTGATATCCATGGAATTGGTCCTAAAAAAGCAGGTGAATTGATTCAGAAAGGAATTCGTAATATAGAACAATTAAAAGAAAGAAAAGAAGAATTATTAAACAATGTTCAGAAAATGGGTTTAAAATATTATGATGATGTATCAAAACCTATACCGCGCGATGATATTGATATGTTTAAAAAAATGTTTGATGAAGAATTTAAGAAGGTCGCTGAAAAAGATAGTAAATATGAGATTGTAGGAAGTTATCGTAGAGGTAAAAAAGCCTCAGGAGATATAGACGTCATTATTACTTCCGAAAATCAAGAAGTATTTAAAAAGTTTGTAGATTCGTTAAAAGAAAAAAAAATTATTGTAGAAATATTATCTTATGGAAATACCAAAGCATTAGTTATTGGTAAATTAGAAGAAAATTCCACAGCAAGAAGGATTGATTTTATGTATACACCGCCTGATGAATATCCTTTTGCTATATTATATTTTACTGGAAGCAAGGCATTTAATACTGTTATGAGAGGACATGCATTAAAAATGGGAATTTCTTTAAATGAACATGGAATGTATGAAAAACAACAAGGTAAAGAAAAAGGAAAAAAATTAGACAAAAAATTTACTACTGAAAAAGAGATATTTGATGATTTACAGTTGAAGTTTAAAGAACCAGAAATGAGAAAAGATGGTTCATCAGTAGAACCTATAAAAACAGTAATAGAAGAAAAACCTAAACAGGATAAACAGGAAGGGCCAAAAGTAGAAAAATTGAAACGAAAATATACAAAGAAGAAAAAAATAACAATACATGAATCAGAATTACCGGAATTAATTCCCATAGTTTCGCAAGAACCACCTAAAAAGAAAGAAGAAGAACAAGAAGAAAATAAAAAAGAAATGGTTGTAGCAACACGTAGTAGTAGTAAAAAAGAAAAAAATAAAACTAGGAAAAAAAGAGTTTTAAAAGAAGACAATACAAAAGACATAGAAAAAATGCCGAAAATGAATGTAAAAAAGGCGGAATTAATTATGGCACAATTTAAAGAACAAGGTATTGAGGTATTAGAGAAAATGAAAGAAAAAGATTTGCAAGAATTTATCGAAATATTAAATGCTCAATACTATAATACAAAAAAGGCTATGGCTACAGATACAGAATATGATATTATTAAAGAACTTATGGAAAGGAAGTATCCTAAAAATGCAATATTAGAAGAAGTAGGTGCAAAAATAGACAAAAATAAAGTAAAATTACCTTATGAAATGGCTTCTATGGACAAAATTAAACCGGATACAAATGCATTATTTAATTGGAAAAACAAATATGGCGGACCATATGTTTTATCATGTAAATTAGATGGAGTAAGTGGTTTATATAGTACTGAGGGCGAAGAACCAAAACTATATACAAGAGGAAATGGAATAGAAGGGCAAGATATAAGTTATCTTATTGAGACATTAGATTTGCCCAAAGAAAAGAATATCGTAGTAAGAGGAGAATTTATTATTCCAAAAAGTGTTTTTGAGAAAAAATACAAATCCAAGTTTGCTAATGCAAGAAATCTTGTATCAGGTATAATTAACAGCAAAACCTTGGACAAGAAAGCCAAAGATTTACATTTTGTAGCATATGAAGTTGTAAATCCTCAAATGAGACCAGCAGAACAAATGGAAAAATTACAAGAAATTGGTCATGAGGTTGTTATGAATAAAACATACGAAGATATTACTAACGAACTTCTATCAACTTTATTAGTAGATTGGCGAACGAACTATGAATATGAAATAGATGGTGTCATTGTTTCTGATAATAAAATACATGTTCGTAAATCAGGGAATCCTGATTATGCATTTGCATTTAAAATGGTGATATCTGACCAAGTAGCTGAAGTCAAAGTATTAGATGTTATTTATAGTATTAGTAAAAGTGGGTATATTAAACCCAAGGTTCGTATTGAACCAGTGAAATTGGGAGGTGTAACAATTGAATATGCAACAGGTTTTAACGGTAAATTTATTGAAGATAATAAAATTGGTGTAGGAGCAATAATAGAAATTATTCGTAGTGGAGATGTAATACCATATATTAAATCAATAATACAACCAGCAGAACAAGCAAAGTTACCAGATATGTCTTACCATTGGAATGATACGCATGTAGATATGATATTAGATGAGATTGACGATAATGAAGCCGTAATAGAAAAGAATATTACAGCATTCTTTACTTCATTAAAAGTTGACGGTTTATCAGAGGGTAATGTGAAACGTATTATGAAAGCAGGATTTAAAACAATTCCTAAAATTATATTGATGAAAGAAACAGATTTTGAAGGTGTAGAAGGTTTCAAAGAAAAGATGATAAAAAAGATATATAATGGTATTCAAACAAAGGTAAAAAATGCAAGTTTGGTAGAAATTATGGCTGCCTCAAATATGTTAGGAAGAGGATTAGGATTAAAGAAGATGAAACCTATAATGCAAAAGTATCCAGATATATTAACTTCTAGTCATACTGAGCAGGAAAAAAAGGATATGTTAATGACTGTAGATAATATTGGAAAAGAAAATGCTAATGCTTTTGTATCAAATATTCCCAAATTTATAAACTTTTTAAAGGACGCAAAATTAACAGAAAAATTAAAATCAGAATTAAAAAACACAATGGAAGTCAAAGAATCTCCAATAAAGGATAAGAACCATGCATTATATGATAAACATATTGTTATGACAAAGGTACGAGATAAATATATTATAGAGCAATTGAAAAAAGTGGGTGCTCATTTAGATGATAATATTGGAAAAAATACAGATATACTTATTACAAAATCAAAAGAAGATATTTCCAATAAAACAAAGAAAGCAAAAGAAATGAATATACCAGTAATGGTTCCGGCTGAATTTGTCAAAACATATGATCTATAAAAAATAGATTTTAAAAAACTATGTTTAAAAGGTATAGAAATATTTTTTAATCATTATTAACTAGAATAATGATTAATGAATGTACAAATAATGATATGAAATATATACATATGGCTGTAGATGAAGCAAGCAAATCAAAACTATTATATCGCCATGGTTGTGTAGCAGCATCATCGGGTAAGGTAGTTGCAAGAGGATATAATAAATATAGAACATTTTCAAAAGATGGACTTATAAATGATAATTGTTCATGTCATGCAGAAATTGATGTACTAAGAAAATGTAAAAAAAAGAATATAACAAAGAAATTATCTTTATATATTGTTCGTTTATCTGGTAATGATCATATTTGTAATTCTTTTCCATGTAAGCAGTGTTTTGAAACAATGAAAGAATTTCCAATAAAAAATATAACTTATAGTGCAGGAAATGGAATGTTTATAAAGGAATCAATGAAAAATTTTGAAAGCGATTATCAGACAAGTGGTCAAGATATATTTCAACAAATCATAGATTCTAATATTAAATTACTAATGAAAAAAGTATAAATTATACATAGCAAGGCAAACTATCTAAATCCATCACTTTGATATTGTTTGATAAGTTTTTTGGTATTTCAAATTGAGAAAAAAATGATAATTTTAATTGATTTTCAGGTAAATGATTATGTACAGTTCTTGCAATCATTTTATACAATTTAAAGTCTGGATATCTTTCTTCACCGTTTCTTTTATATAATATATTTTTATTGTAATCATCTTTGCACCATAAAGAAACAATTTTTTGTAGATCATTAAAATCTTCAGGATTTTCATCTTCATCAATAATAAAATCATAAATGGAACAACCTAAACGACATAGATCAAAACTAAAATTAGGATCAACTCTAGGTTTTTTCTCATTCATATATGGTTCACAATTATATTGTGTAGAAGCATCACCGTTTGGTCCGAAACAGTTACCAATAAACATCTTACCATTGAATTTATAAATGCTTCTACCAAAGTCAATGATTTTGTATATCTTATTGTAAGTTGGAACTTTATAAGTTCGCTTATCTACTTGGTAATATAAATATTCTATGTCTGTATTTACATACATAATGTTGTTTGTATGAAGATCATTATGTGTTAAATGAAAACATCTTTGATAACATATTAAATTCATAATTATTTGAAATAGAGCGCATACTCCTTGATGACTAGTCATTTCTTCATTCTCAAACAATGAATCAAATGTACCATTGCATTTTTCAATGCATATACCTTGTATTGGATAGTTATAAATATAAGCCAAATGTTCTTCGTCTTCATAACTAGATTCAATTGTTTCATAACTGCTTAATGACAATGTACTATCTTTGGACTCTTTCAAGGAAGTATTTACGGTATCATCTTCATTATTATCTTCATCGCCACTAGAATAAGATATTTCACTATTATCACTATCACTGTCACTATCATTATCAGATGCATTAGTACTATCATCTTCAGGGGATGGGTTAGTTTCAATGGTCTCTTCATCCGTAGAAACTATATTTGAATCGTTTGTGTTACTTTTGTTGGTTTTGCCTTTTTCATATATTAATTCATTATCAAAAGTATTAGAATTATTCATATTGTTTTCATTGTTTATATCTGGAAGAGAGTTAAAAGTAACATTAAGATGGTTTGTTTTAGATATCCTTAATTTATCTTTATTAGAACGTGATGCAGAAGTATTATAAAGTTCAAAGTGTTTGTTTACTTCATATAATTTATTCATTTTTTCATGGAAATATTCTGAATTTGACAAATATTCTAGATCTTCGCTAATATCTATTTTGAATTTTGATTGGATTCCTAAAAAAGATCCATAATAATCAATACCATGAACTATATTATGATAATGTAAAGTTTGACTGGCTAGGAAATAAAAAAAATTATCTACATAAGAAACATTGTGAATATCATTTATATTTTCATGCAGTTCATTTTGATTATTTATATTAGGTAGAATATTTAGGGAACATTGATTTTCTTTAAATTTACCAATCATATATCTAGTTGGATCAATTAAAGGTGAAAATTTAATAAATGTACTTCTTCTGTCTTTTTTTTTCTTCTCTGTGTCATAAACATATTCATTGTTAATAAATTGATATCGGTGATTTAAAGTAATACGATTATGAGTGTTAGCATCTAAATTAAAAAATTCATTATATAATGGATTATAATATTGAACTTTCTCTAAAGAGTATGGATTATATTCATCTTGAGTTATAATATAATTATTACAAAGGTCTGAAATAATATTTTCTATTTTATCTGGAATTTTTTTATAGAATAATTCAAATTTAGACATTTTGAAACTTATATAGGTGGTAAGTATATTTTTCTTTATCTAAATAAACTAATTATACTACGTTTGAAAGTAAATAATTATTTATATAGGTATGTTATTATAAATTAAAATGACTTTAGAAATGAAAAAATTTAATATGCGTGAAATCACGTTTAAGCCTAATGAAAATAAAGGACCAGTTATTGTTATGATAGGACGTCGTGATACCGGTAAATCTTTTTTAGTAAGAGATTTATTATATTATCATCAAGATATACCTATAGGAACAGTTATTTCTGGCACAGAAGCGGGTAATGGTTTCTATTCTGAGCATGTACCAAAATTATTTATTCATGATGAATATAATACTGTATTAATTGAAAATATATTGCGGCGGCAAAAAACAGTATTAAAACAAATGAATAAAGAAATAGAGACATATAAAAAAAGTACAATAGACCCTAGAGCATTTGTTATTTTAGATGATTGTTTGTATGATCAAGGTTGGACTAGAGATAAAATGATGCGATTGTTATTTATGAATGGGCGACATTGGAAAGTTATGTTAATTATTACGATGCAGTATCCTTTGGGTATACCTCCAAATTTAAGAACAAATATTGATTATGTATTTATATTGAGAGAACCATATTTAACAAATAGAAAACGTATATGGGAAAACTATGCAAGTATGTTTCCAACATTAGAAGCATTTTGTTCAGTAATGGATCAAACAACTGAAAATTATGAATGTTTAGTTATTAATAACAATGCTAAATCTAATAAGTTAAATGATCAGATTTTTTGGTATAAAGCAGAAAATCATCCTAATTTTAAATTAGGATCTAAAGAATTTTGGGATATTTCAAAGAATATGGGATCAGATGATGAAGATGAAGCATATGATCCAAATAAATCAAAAAAGAAGACGGCTACTTCTGTAAATGTAAAGAAAACCAAATGGTAATTAACTTACACTTTCTGATTCTTCTGATTCATCTTCAGTTTCTATTTCTTCATTATCAGATTCTAGTGAGAAGTTCCAACGAATATGAGTATTTACTGGCTTTCGTTTTTGTTCTTGCATATAATTAAAGACGAAAGGAGCATAATTATTTAATTTATCTTTATGACTATTTGAATAATTTTGATTTATAACTAATGGTTTTTCAAATTCTGTATACTCTATATTAAAGTATGGCTTAAATACTGGTCGACTGACATGTGAATCAAATTCATTTACATAATATTTTCTACCAAATAAAGGATTTTTATTTTTGAAGTTTAATAGCATAGCATTGATAATCATCCTATTTTCTATTCTTTGATAACCAGCAAGAGAATATTCCGATTTTAAATAGTACTTTAAGAATGGACGAAATGCTTTCCAAAGAACATCTTGTGGAAAATCATCATTAATTAGTATTTGTTCTTTCTTATCAATATTTGAATTTAGATTGTAACTTTCTATCATATTGTAAATATAATCAATTTGCGTTCCTTTTGAATAGTTACAATTTATAAGTTGATTCATTGAACAATTTCTTAAATAGCTCTTATTATGAAAATAAAACGCAGACATACAAAAATTTGATTGAAAATAATTATGAAATAATGTAGGCATACTAAAGTTGCTTTTTTTTATAAAGAAATATAATGCATACAGATTTGATTTAGAAAATGGTAAATTGTTATAAGGATTTTTAATAGGTAAAGGATCTGAATACATTTCTTCGCAATTAGACAATGATTGATGTACTATTTTTTTTACGTCATTGACAGTAAACAAATATTTCGTATTTTCATGCAGTAAACAGATTACGTTATTGTCATTTAATGAAATAGGATTTAAATACATATCTGTTTCATTTCCTAGACTTTTCTGTTTCAATTTACAAATCAGTGCAAATTTACTGAAAGCCAAATATGTTTTTTGGCATTTGCTCATTATATTCATAAAGTTATTTTTATCAGCATTACTTATAAAATCATTATTTAAGGTATTTATCATAAATTTGTATTTGCTTTCTAGGAAAGAACCATTGAAAACATTGTCTACTTTGGCTATGTCTTTATTATTTGACTTTTTAGCCTTTTTATTTTTTCTTTTCTTTAATGGCAAATTATTAAATGAAAATTTACTTTTATCTATGCAATAGAAATGATAAAAGATGTTATGAAATAAATAATGTGAAAGACCTATATTTCTAATTTTATTTTCAAAAATTTCATTAAATTCACATTTATATCCAAAATTGTTTTGTAGTTTGGGTTGATCATTAAATGTACCATAAAGTACTTTTTCTAATACTGTTAAGAATATATTCATAGTTAATTATTTTGAATAACTAACTATCATAAATTTTATATCAATTTTTAATCTACTGTTTCTAATGTATTTTCTAATTCTTTATCTTCTTTTTCTGAAGATTTGGCTTTTAAAGCATTTTCTATTAAAAGTTCATTGTGTAATTTAGCGGATTCTACATCAACTGCTTCACGAGAATCAAAATCAACAGTTTCTTTTACTCCTATCAAATTACCTTCTTCGTCAATACGCTGAGTTAATTTATTATTATTTTCTTTTGCCTTTTCAATGTTCTCAGCAATAGCCTTTTTCTTAGATTCGCGTACACGCTCCTCAAACTCCTTCTTGGCTGCCTCCTCGTTCTTGATCTTTTCCTTATGTAGTGCATTTAATTCCTCTTCCATATGTTCTACACGTCCAGTCTTATACGCATCAGGATCCCATGGAACCCATATTCCTACTGGACCAACAAAGATATCGTGATTGGGATCGTTTTCGCGTAATTTTTTACTTTTCATTTCTGCTTCGTCTTGTGTATTAAATACGCCGCGAACCTTCAAACCTCTTACAGATGTTTGAAAAGCGTGATCTTTATCAAATTTTTCATTTAATTTATCTTCTTGTTTATCCATAAAATTTTTATAATCATCCTCAATACCACTTTTTTGCAATTTCGTTGTTTCTTCCTTGACAAAATCATTAAAATCATCAATAAGCGTCTCTACATTTAAACTATATTTGTAAGCAATGAAATGAATAAATTCAAAGTAACGTTCCATTGATTTAGAGAATTCCCATTGTTTAATGAATTGATCAAACAAATACACCTCACGTTTTTTTAAAATTTTTTCGGGTGATACGAAAGATAAACATGCGAATTTTTGTCCAGCAATGGGTGGATCTTCATCACAAAGATCAACATATTTAGGGTTTTTACTTCCGTCAGGTAAATTTTTCTTTTCAAAAGACATTTAGGATATATACATTTTATTACTGGTATATTTAAGTGATTTCATAGAAATATAATAATTTTTTTTATTCTTATATAATATATTCTATAATGATTGACATGGTTGATATGAACGAACTCTTAAAACGCGCAATCAAATACTTGATTGAAGGTTTGGCTGTAGCTATTTGTGCTATGCTTATCCCCAAGAAGGCTCTTAATGTAGAGGAAATCATCATCCTTGCCTTGACTGCTGCTGCTACTTTCAGCATCTTGGATGTATTTATCCCTGCTATGGGTTCTAGTGCTCGTAGTGGTGCCGGTTTAACTTTGGGTAGTTCCTTAGTTGGTGGTATCCGCTTAGTAGCCTAAGTATATTAATATGCAAATTATCATAATATAAAGTTTATATTATGATTTTATCCAATTAATGTTTTAACAAACTAGCAAACCATTCGTCGTATTTCTGCATTTTTTCTTTCATCATTTCTAATTCTTCATGCATTTCTTCTTTTTCTTTGGTCAATGTTTTAATTGACTCAATTAAATGTGGAACAAGAGCAACATAATTCACCGACTTTTGATGATATCCTTCTTCATTTTCTACTGAATTTGTTGTCACTAGTTCGGGAAGCACTTCTTCCAATTCTTGTGCAATCAAACCAGTATTTATTTTCTTTGTTTTATCTTTTTTCCATGTAAAATCAACACCACGTAGTTGATTGACCTTTTGTAATGAGTTTTCCAAAGATAAAATATTTTCCTTTAAGCGAATATCGGAATCGGCATAATATGTTTGTGCATTGTATGATTCTGCATTTACATCACCTGCTACATTCAACATATAGCCATTGGGTGTTTTGGTTCCAATACATACATGACCAACGAATGTGGTTACATTGTTATTAATATTCATGGTTGGTTCATAAGATATTTGATAAGCTCTTACAGTACCATTGCCGATACCAGTACCCAAATAGTCCCCACGCTGTCCAAATGCAAATGTATTTCCATCTTGGCTTAATGCTATACTGTTAGCATTTCCATTAAAATCATAACCGATTTTTTCCCAATTTCCATTTATATATTTAAATAAATAGGCTACATTATACTCTCCTTTTCCACCTCCTATTGCTATGGTATTGCCGTCGTAACTTAATTTTTGATCTTCTCCAAGTCTCATTGTAGTAACGTTACCATCTGCATTTTTACCTAGTATATCAGTACCAAGTTGCGTCCAATTATAACTTGCATCTGAAGAATATCTATATACTTGTATGTACGAGTTACCGTTACTATTTTCATTGGAGTTTGATACGGATATTGTATTTCCATCTCCAGAAAGAGCCATTTGACGCCCATATCTATCATCACTTTGATATCCAAAATTCAAACTTTGAACATAGTTCCAGGAATCATTTTCACCATCATTCGTATATTCATAAATATTTATATCACCACTTTCATTTGATGTTACTACTCTATTTCCGTTTCTTGTCATTCCAACACCATTTGACCTTTTTACAAAAGTAAATTCATTTTCCCATGTGTCATTGGCACTATTATAACGCCATATACCTCCTCTAGTTGTACCAAGATCTTCATTAATTGCTACTAAATCACCAGTATAATTTGTTGCCATATATTTTCCCCATCTTGAACCACTATTATTATGATTAGGTGGAACAATAGATACACGAACAGTAGTTCCATACGCTTGTGTAGTATATTCAGCATCAGTTACCTCACCAAATATTGTCCATTGTTCATTTACATAACGGTATGTAACTACAAAACCAATTACTCGATCTCCACCACGATAAAAGACTTCTGTTGCTGTAGCACCTACTATTAGTACTTTACCATCACCTGATAAAGTAATTCCGGTTTCGCCATAACCATGATTACCATTGTTTTCATAATCAGGTTTAAGTACTTGTCCTAGAGGATAATATGTATCACCTCGTCTTTCATAAACCTCGACTGTATTATTAATAGCCGTAGTATGTTCGTCACTAGAAATTGCCCAAATCTTTCCATCACTACTCATACTCATAGACGCTCCAAAACCAGTAATGTTTGTTGCTCCATGCATTGTGCATATTGGTGTTCGTATGTAATTTTTAACATCTTCTTTCATTTGCGAGTTGAAAGTAATGGCTCCTCCACTAATATCCATGACAGGATTGGATAGACTTGTTTGCGATAGTTGATATGTACGTACAATACCGCTATCAATAGTATTTAGATCTGCTGCGTGACCTCCAATGACAATTTTTGTTCCATCTGCATTCAATTGACATGAATTATTATGTGTTTGACTAACAATTGTGCTATTGAAAACATCATTCTGGTGTGTTAACTTGTCTATAGCATTTATTTTTTGTACTAAACTCCAATTACCATTCATATATTTAAAAATATATGTTGCACCACCACTAATACTAGTTGCATCACTAGAATGCAATTGAGCAATAACCGCTAATGTATATCCATCGGAAGATAAAGAGATTCCTCTTTGACCTAATCCTCCGAATCGTTGTATTTGAGTTAAATCATTAGGACCAGTCTGTACTTCTCCAAATAAAGTTTGACCAAGTTGATTCCAGGAAGTACCATTATATTGCCATACTTCTACTCCACCAACTGAATGGCCGTTGAATGGCGTATGACAACCAGATAATGCAACAATAGTACCATCTGCACTCATAGCACTCTCTGTTTGGACGTCTACATTATTATGTAAATTTTTACCTATAATCGTCGTACCCAATTGGTTCCAAAGAGCATCAGCCGAATTATATTGATATACATATAGTAGAACACCAGTATGAGCATTTGTACTACTAATAGCGATGTGATCTCCCGAAGAATTTAAACATACGCTATAACCAAAGTAATCACGTTCATTTACACCATTAAAAAGTCCTGTTTCTCCAGAATCAGTAGTACCAAACCTGTCCCAATTATCTTCAGCAGTATTATATTCATATATCATTGCCATACCTGTTTGTCTATTTGCGTTGTAAGAACCAATTGCTAGAATTGTACCATCATCATTTATAGATATACCTGCTCCATATCCACCCCAATTTTCCTCATGTAAACCAGTTAATAATTGTCCACGTTGAAACCAATTTTTACTAATATCACTATATTCATATACAGCCACAGCACCATTTTCGTTATTATCAGTACTAGTAACATCATAACTACGTGATTGAATAACTACAATATTTCCGTTTCCAGCCAATTGAATACCATCGCCTTCCGTATTATAAGAACCGACTTCAGGGCCAAAACTCAATGTATCTCCTAATTGATACCAAAGTTCGATCTCAGGATCATATCTATAAATTTCAAATAAACCAGCATCATCTTGAGATTCAACATCACCGTGAAAAAGAGTAGTAGCAATCGTAGTTCCTGAATTATCCATGGATACAGTATACCCCATCTTGGCCGCATCTCCATCTGCCTGTGTATTAAGTACACCATCAGGGTTTGACGACGATGGTGGAGTTGTGTATTTAATTTTATGTTCTGCCGGACCACTAAGTTCTTGCCCAAATTGATTCCAACCTGTTTCTACAAACGGATTTGTAAGACTAAAATTACCTTCTTTGGTTATTTTCATTTTTTGAGACCCACCAGTGTAGAATGTTAATTGATCTTCATCAGCAGTGGGTGCACTTTCTGCTGAAATATAGGTATCTTGGTCTACATCAATAACTCCACCAAGTCCTTGCCAAGCATCACTATTATTATATCCTTCAAATTGACTGGTAGTAGTATTAAAACGAACTTGGCCTATTTCATTTACACTAGGCCTTTGGCTCGTTTCTCCCGAAGGAATACGAAGTGCACCTGAACCACTGATATCTAAATCACAATTAGGCTCAAACAGGTCTACTCCAATTCCAACCCCAGTTTTTGCAATATTTAATTGATTGTAATTTCCGTCAGGTCTAAGTTGTTGCAATTTCATATGTGAATCAACTTCATTATTACGAATAATTGCATCGTAATCATTCGTTTCTAGTGTTAAACCTTTATCAATGACTGCCATACTTGAATAATATCCAGAAACCATATTATCATATTGTTTTGAACTACTATATGTAGGTTCTGGTTCTGGTTCTGGCTCTGGCTCTGGTTCTGGCTCTGGTTCAGTTTCAGTTTCTGGTTCGGGTTCTGGTTTGATGTCAATTAAGTTAAATTGAAAATTCATAACTTCTGAATGAGTTGTACAGTAACCATATAATGAATCACTAGTTGTTAAAGTATTAAATTGCAAAACTAAACTTTGCATACCTGTTATTCCATTTTCGTTAGTACCATCATCAGATAGAGTAATTTTTGCACTAGATTCTTGTTTAACGCCAGTATCACTAATATAAAAAGGGTGAGTATTTGCATCATGCAAACGTTTAAAAATATAAACTTGATTTAAATACAATGTATTACTTGGCGATAGAAGTTGTTGACCTTGTGGATCTGTATAAAATTCGTAATAGGGCGATTGAGTACTACCAGCAGTTACATATAACGTAATTTCATCACCTTCTGGTTCGGGTTCGGGTTCGGGTTCCCCTTCTGGTTCTGGTTCCCCTTCTGGTTCTGGTTCGGGTTCGGGTTCGGGTTCGGGTTCGGGTTCGGGTTCCCCTTCTGGTTCCCCTTCAGGTTCCGGTTCCCCTTCCGGTTCTGGTTCAGGTTCTGGTTCAGGTTCAGGTTCAGGTTCTGGTTCAGGTTCTGGTTCGGCTTCGGCTTCTGGCTCTGGTGAAGTAGCAACCAAAGTGAATTGCTCAAACATATTATCAGGGTTACCTCCGTGATTTGTACAATAACCATATAACGTATCACTGGTAGTTAATCCTGTAAATCCTAAATTTAGAACTTCATTTTCTATTATTCCTCCTCCTTGTTGACTATAATCTCCATCACCAGTAACATTTATTTTGCTATCATCTGGTGGTGCTAGAATAGTAGTGCTGATATAGAAAGGATGAGAAGAATATCCAGTACCACTACCAGCATCTGCACGTCTAAAAACATAAGTCTTATCTAAGTATAATGTGTTAGTTGGTGTTAAGAGTTGAGTACTACCGGAATCTGTATAAAATAGGTAATGTGGCGAGTTATCTTTATCACCACTACTCACATATATAGTAATTTCATCGGTTTCAGACATATATATATAAATAATAACAAATTAATAACTATAAATTTACACAACAAAAATACAAAGATTTTTATTATGTTTGTAAAATATATATGAATCTATTCAAATATATTAACGTTAAATTATTCTTAATTAGTCTATTTATAGGACTATTTGCTGTATATATTAGTATGCCAGATATGCGAATCATAAAAGTATTCCCAAATCCTGACAATGTCGCTTTATTACAATATAAAGATCAAACAGATACCTGTTTTTCTTTAAAACAAACCGAAGTAGATTGTCCAAAAAACGAAGGGGATATTGCTAAAATACCAGCTCAAGCATAAGAGTACGAAAAATTATTTTAGAAGACTATAGTATATGAATTTAAGAAGATTATTAGAATCTGAATTAGGAAAAAATATTATATCAATCTTATTAGGTTTAGGATTGGCTACTTTATTTAGAAAGGTATGTACCGATAAGAATTGTATACGTTTTAATGGACCAATTATAAGCGATATTGAAGATAAAACATTCAAACATGGAGAAAAATGTTATCAATATAAAGCACAATCTGACCGTTGCGATACTTCTAAAAAAATCATTCCTTTTATTTCACCTAAAGAAGCAGAAGAAATGAATGCCTAATTATTTAGCGTATTCGTTAAACTATACAATGAAACTTATATGCACATTGTATAGTTTTATGGAAAATTCTATTACAAAAATAGCGGATTTACCGAGTGATGGAGGCATTAATCAATCACAACACCCTTCTAGAATGCAACCTCCAGAAACCATAAGTATATCCAATTTAAAAAATAAACAAGAAAGTGATCTTCCAACTAATTACACACCTATTAATGTTCATCCCAACCCTTATGGTGTATCTGATAAAAATCCAATTATAGATCCTCCTATGAATCAACAAAGTGAAAATATAACCATGGAACATTTTGCCAATCAACCAAGTAGGAATGAACTACCTCAACAATTCCGAGATCAGATTGAATCCATGCCTACGCAAAACTTACCGTCTAGAGATATACCAATGAATACCGATAATTATAATATGGATGCACAAGTTCAACCTAATTATATACCAAAAGAAAATTCCAAGGATTATGTAAAAGAACACTATGATATGACAGAGCAAAATTTACGAGAATACGAGCAAAAAAAATATCGTGAAAATGCAGCAGACGCCATTTTAAATGATATTCAAATGCCAGTTTTTATAACCGTTTTGTTCTTTTTATTTCAAATGCCAATGATGAATCAACTAATCTTTAAAAAATTCGCTTTTTTGTCTATTTATAATGATGATGGCAACTTTAATTTTATAGGTTTATTGTTAAAGAGTATATTGTTTGGATCGTTTTATTTTTCAGCAAATAAAATAGTCCATTTTTTAACTACCATTTAAAAACTTAAACAGTAGGAAAATATTCCCAATCTAAATCAAAACATACTTTTTTCCAAATCATATCTTGCTCTAATTGCTTTTCACGATCTTTCATCATAGGTATATAAGGTAAATATTGAGTCTGATCTAATAAAACACATAATTGATACAATGTATATGTGTAATTAAAAAAATTAGTACGGTTTGGCGGACAATGAACTGCCCAAGGTTTTTGTATTTCAATAAATAATACGCATAATGTTTCGTGTAATTCTTCATTCATAACTGGCGGTTTAATACCAAACATAGAATTAATATATTGAATATGTTCAAAATATTTATTAAGACCAAGTTTTCGTAGAATTTCCCTCATTTTGTCATAATTTATTATTGACATATCCGTAATACGTTCTTTCTTTATGCGTCCTCTTATTTTTTCAATAACTTCTTCTGGTATTTGTGTAGTTTCTTTTGCTTGAAACTGTGATAAAATCTCTTTAAAATGATTTAATCTTATATAGGCCGTGTAAGAAACTTCATTAGGTGGTTCTTTGTTACTGGGTTTGGAACTATCTACAATATATGAAATAAATTTGCCACATTTTTCATTATTACATACCAATATTCCTTCGTCTTCTTGTGGAATCATTTCTCCATCATGACATATAAAACATTTATCAGTAGGTACAACAAAATCTTGCATATTGGTAATTTCATTGTTTACGTTTGCCCAATAGTCAACATAAGATTTTCTGGATAAATTATATTTTTCACTATTTATTGTAGATGCCTCTTCATTTTTAGCTTTTATTTTGAAAAATGAGTTCAACACTTTTGTGTTTTGATTTATAATATTGGAGTCATTTGATATTTGTTGTTTTTGTTCAAAATAATCAAATATATGTTTTGAATTATTCAAAAAATATTGCTTTTTTTCCAGTTTTAATTGTTTTATCTCACGCTGAATTTCCTGTATTCTGTCTTTGATACGCATAAAATCGTCCATTTGATTTTCTTTTAATTCTGACACAGATTTTTTTAACTCTTCCTTCTCTTTTTGCAAATCGGGTATTTTAACATTCTCTGTATGTTCAAAATGCTGTAACATTTCAGAATGTTTTATATCAATAGTATGGATAGATGTTTGATTTGATTTATACCCTCTCTTAGAAACAGACATAAGATAAAAATATACACTTGTATGTTTTTATGTTATTTTTTTTTCAAAAATGTTAGTTTACTTTTTTGTTAATTTCTTCTTTTTTGTTTGCTTGCGTTTTTTTATTTGAATACGTTTTGTTTTTTTAGATTTGGATTGTTTTTTTCTGGGTTTTTTCTTTTTGAGAGATGTTTTTTTCTTTTTGAGTTTTCCTCCAACTTCCATCAAATCATCAAACAAATTTTTTTTAACTTGGTCTGCAGGATTTACTACATTTTCTTTATTAATTGGTTTGCCTTCCATAGTAAATCCTTTATTATTTGGTTGTGATTCCAAAGATTTCATTGGTTGTTCCTCGGTATCCATAGGTACAGCCATGTCTACTGTATTATTATTTAGAATTTCTCTTGATTCATCTGTTCCTTCATCCATGTCTACTGTATTATCATCTACAATTGTTGTTGTATCATTGTTTCCTTCAGTCATCTCTACTGTATTATCATCTACAATTGTGGTTGTATCATCTTTTCCTTCAGTCATCTCTACTGTATTATATAAATATTCCAATAAATCATAGTTTGTAAGATATATTCCATCTTGGCTTGTTACTTCATTTAATTTATCAACAGATTTTAGTAATTGTTCATTATTGCCTCCTTTTTTAGCATGAATATTTTTTAAATAAAATAATTCTATATCTAACTCGTCTAATTTATTATTCTTTATTGCTAGTTCAACCAATTCATAAAATAAGTTAATTTTTTCTTCTAGATTACCGTCATTTAAACCGTGTTGTTCAATACAATCAAGAATTTCAGAATCATATTTCAAATCTTTTATCTCTTCCCGTGAAACTTTTGGTAAATCTTTATTTGTGAAAGTTTTAATATATTGAAAAAGAGAGACAAAACTATATTCTTTTGACGTCATATATTCATCAAACTTTTCGTCAGCAAATTCAATTAGTATAGGTTTATCTGTTGGATCTCCACCATCCATTTCTTGACTATCATCTTCATCAGTTTCTTCACTATTATCTTCACTAGCATATTCAACTTTTTCTTCGCAATAATTCGTAATAAATTCTTGATCATTTGGATGTACAAAATTATTTCTATTTTGACAAAGACTATAATAACTATAAGTTTTTATTCCCATAATTTTATTTTTTGTGTCTCCGCGGAACAAAGAATTTGCATTCTTATCTAATCGGACTTCATTACTCTTAAATACTCCTACTACATTGTCATCTTCATAATCTTCTTTTGATTTTTTTAGTTTTGGTTTTGTTGTTGTTTTTGCTGCTGACTTTATTCCTGGTTTATTTTTTTGTTGTTTACCTGGTACGCCACCTAGTAATTGATATTTTGTTCCAATTTTAGTAAATAATTCATCAGTAAAAAAAAGGCGAAATGGCGATGAATGTTTTGACTCTATTACTCTCATATTTGTTTGTTCATTTGCAACTACAGAAATTCCATTATAAATACATCTATCTCTTAAGTAACTATCATTTGTAAAAACAATTTGATTGGTTGTAGCAAATACAGCATGTAATAAATCTCCTAATAATTTACAAACAATTAAACGGCGTCCATGAATTATATTTTCATTAGTGATGTTATTAACATTATCTTTAAAAAATTTATTTTTTGTAGGATTCCCTTGTAAATAATTAGATGGATCTTTATCATCTAAAACTACTGGTTTATTATTATCAAAACTGCAAACAAAACCATTAGATGCAATAGATACCTCAAAACGATCTAAATTACCAAAATTAGGCATAGATTGAGTTGGATTACAATAATAATAGTCAACCTCCATAGTTAACACTGTACCATCTTTGGACCTAGGGTCTAGTTTTATATGTACATTTGATTGTTCTTCAGGTGTTCCACCTTTAAAACCATATTTCATTAGATATGCGGTAAACCCTTCCCCTTCTTTTTCTTCATTGGAACGAATAGTTTCTTGTAGTCTTTCAAAATAGTCAAGTAGAAATGTACGACTTGCTGGATCAAAATAATATGAAGGGGTAATATCTTCTTTTAATCCTAATTTATTCGCTTTTTCAGTATCACGAATGGAAGAAGATTCGATAATAATATCTGGTCTGGATAAACTTTTTCCATTTGGAGTACTTTCATTTTTAGAAGGATCTTTGTATTGAAATGCTTTAATTTTGTGTGTTTTAGGATCATATTCTGTAATTCTTTTTGGTAAAACGATAGGATTAAAGTATACATCTGCTGGTCTGTACATACCTTGTTCTTCACCTAAATTACCTTCTTGGTTATATCCAAAAAGACTATTACGACATAATTGAAATAAACGATTACTAGTAACTCCACCTCCATCATGATTAATATCTTGATAATTCAAGTAATGATTCCATGTAATGTAGTCTTCTTCAATTCCTTCAAATAGTTCTTTTTCAAAATTATATTCAGATTTCACAACATGACCAGGATCACTTAATAAGTCAGGTTCTGGATTAACACTTCCATCAGGAAATGTAGAAATTAATTCTGCTCTAGGACGAGGCATTAAATAAATATATAATAATGATATATATTTATTTGCTAAATAGTTTGCATATTAAAATTTATATGCTTTGCGTGTTCCACCCTTTGTTGGACTTTTGCTTGGGCTTCTTATTCTTTTTTTCTTAGTTCTGGGTATTTTTGGAATGGCTTGAAGAGGTTTTTTCATGTAATAATATTCATTGTCTTCTTTTTCTTTCATTTCTTGGAAACCATATTTGTTACCATAATACTTAAGCAAAAATTCACCAGAACCATGTTCTGGGTTTTTTTCTACATACAAATACATTCCGTCAAAATGTTTATTACTATGCATTAATGTTCCACGAATATATAATTCCAGTATATTCATTATATTATTTGTAGGAGAGCCCAAAGAATCAAGTTTTTCAACTTTATGCCTACATACTTCATTTATGGTTGGTTGCTGATATGGTAAAAATCCATGATTATGTTTTTGTAAAGTTGCTGAAGCAGCATCTACATAATCAAGTAATTTATCATCTTTAGATTTATACCCTAAACACAAGGCAATTGCAATGGTTTGATCATTTTCTCCTAAAAAAAGTTCTTTCAAACGAGTTTTGTTTCCCTCGTTATCTTCTTCTTTAAAACAAACTTGCTGCATATTCACCAATATGTGTATCATTTCGTCCATAGTTATTTCCTTAGGCAAAATTTTGCTAGGATAATCTTTCATTGAAAATTTAGTAATTATTTCTTTTTTGTCACTACTTTTACGTTGATTAATTTTGTAAATAGCACATTCATAAAATATTTCTTGCATATTATACTATCATTATATATTTTTGCTCGTCAGTATTATTAAAATAAAAGATAATGACTAAATATATGTCACAACCTAAGCAAAATATTGATATTGAATTGCCGCCCAATCTTCAAATCAGCAAACCTGTATTTCAAAAAATGTTATTTTTAACAAATGCTTTAGAACAAGGTTGGACAATTAAGAAATCGAATGATTCTTTTATATTTACAAAAAAACACGAAAATAAGCGTGAAATATTTCAAGAAAACTATTTAGAAACATTTATTTCATCTAATTTTGTAAATAATATTGGATTACCTGACTTTTTAAAGTAACTTGAAAATAAGTTAAATAACTACACATAAATAACCATTATGAATAATATTTCTCCAATAGATGGACGTTATCAAAAAATTACGAACGTACTATCATTTATCCAATAGAATATATTTAAAATAAAAACAATTTGTTTTTATTTTATTCAACTATCTTACCAATTACTTTATGAGTTACATTAAATTTTGATAAATCAACAGAACTATCTACAATTAGTACAAATCCTATTCCACAATTAAATACTTCAAATAATTCATCCTTTGAAACTCCCTTTTTCATTAAATATGTACACCAATTGGGTAATTCAATATCATCTAAGTCAACTCTCATATTTTTTGGTAAAACTCTTTTCATATTTCCATGAAATCCGCCTCCTGTAATATGACACATGGCATTTAATTTATCATAACCAAACGTTTTTACAAAAGTTAACACCTCATGTAAATAACATTTATGTGGTTCTAATAAAGTCTTTATCATTTCTTTATCTATATTATCATCAACAATCTTATTAATAAGCGAATAGCCGTTTGTATGAGGGCTTACTGAAGGTAAATTGACTACAATATTACCATTTTTAACTGTATTAGGAAAAAAACGCTTGTCTTTTTTACCAACAATACAACCTATTAGATCTGTTTTGTCTTTACTATATATTAACGGCATTTCTGCAGTTTCTCCTCCGAGAATGGGAAAGGGACCATA